GTGTCGGTGGCTGCACAAAAAAACGCCCGCCTTTCGAATAATTGCAACGATTGCACGCAGCTATTAAATTATCTGGCAAGTCATTACCACCTTTTGATCTTGGAATGATGTGATCGACAGTCGTAGCATCTTGCCCACAATATTGACAGACATATTGGTCGCGTTGCAGTATCTTAGCTCTAATCTTTCGCCAACGATCTGTGCTACCACTACTGCGTAATGCGGACTTAGACATCAATACCAACCCTTTAACTTATGGTGTGCAAGCGCAGCACACACAGTAGAATACCTTGCTTTAATATACTTCAATTGCCAATCAATCTGTTTATATCCATTAACTCTTTTGAGATACTTTGATCTGCCTTGAGGAATACCATAATGACTTCCATTTTTGGCTTTTGGATTCCATCTAGATTCTTTGTAATTCAATTCATCTAAACAATAAAACTCATCTACATTATTAAGCTGCATAAAAGCATATTGTCTGTAATGGTTAGTCTTATGAATGACTTGGGATTCAGCTCTTTCAAGGCTACTCATTTGTGCTACAAATAGAGCAAGCCCAACTAGCGTGCACCTTGCGAGCTTACCGCAGCGCGGCTCGCCTTTTCGCCTTGAGGGCGAATGCGTCCTAGAGCGTAGCATGCCTTGTCAAATCACTTAACAAAACCGCAGGTCAGACGGCATGTCGTAATTCGTAGGTCATCGGTATCGATCCAAGTTTCATCATAGCCAGTCATGGTTTACCACCCCATCCATTACCCTTAAACACCAAACCTACTGTTGAATATATTCTTGTCATATCAGTATTGCATTTAGGACATGTCATAGCGCCATCATCCTCTTTGTAAGTCCTATGGACTGATCCATAAGTGCCACATTCTTTGCAGCTGTATTCATATGTTGGCATTATTTAATCGCAATCAATGCGCAAGTGTGGCAGGGCTTTGTTTGCCATCTCCAACCACCACACTTATCGCATCTACAAATAGCTGAATCAGGGATGCTTAAAGCTTCAACGACATTCTTGACACCAACCGCACCGCAATCCATACATTGATACAGCTTAAATCCATCTGGCATGTCCATTGAATCAAGCCACAAAAACTCTGTATTGCGCTTGCAGCCATTACATTTGAATTGAGTGTAATTGCTCATTTATCTACAATCTCCTGACATTTGTAGCACAATCCTTTTGCAGATGTTGTCAATACCCGATCATCGCCACAAACTGCACATTTAATAACTGATTTTACCAAGTGTGGTTTGCCATCAGCATCAATTTCTACTGTTAAACCTGTCCCTTGAACGAAAGCGATATATCCCATTATTCACCTCCTTCAAAAAACCAATTGCCTTGACTTGTCATTCTTGCCCAAGTTGCATGACCTGTGTTTTTGTCTTTGCAAACATATCCGTAATAAGGCTTGCCAGATTTGCTTATGCCTTGTTTTAACACATGACCCTTATCGCAGCAAACTGGTGGCTCTTTAGGCGTTGATTTACCTATTGCATCCACAGCTTGTTCGACGCTCCACAATGACGGATCATCTTGTTTATTGTCTACTTCAAATGATGCTCTAAGTGCATCCTCGACAGTTGCTGATTTTGACCCTGCTGATCCGTAACGCCTTTGCTCTAACTTCTTTTCAAATTCGTTAGCATTTACCTTAGCCATCTCTTCTCGTGAAGCGCGTTTGCCTTTAGCTGCGAAACCAGCATTTGCGAGCGCACGACCGATCGCTGAAGTCTCACAATTCTCCAATGCAGAAGTGCTATTAACACCCTTTTCCGCAATTGTTTCAGAAGCAAGCCCAGTCGCACACGGTTTGGCGTCTGCTTCCGTCTTGAATAATTTAGCAAATACAATGAATCGAGAGTTTGATGCCTCGACAAGCTCTGTTTCCACTCTGGAATCTGGGAATTTGTCATGCCATTTGTCCAATCTACTTTCTACTGTTTCGTAATCGTTTAAGTTAAACATTATTCCTTCCAATCAAAGTCGTTGTCTTGCATGGCTTCATGGCAGGTTTTTGCAATTGCCAAATATGCAAGTGCGTCTTTGTAATGATCGTCAATTTCTGGACTTTCCACACTCCTACTAATTTTGACAAGTGCCATCGCAACAGCAACTTGATTTGGTGTGATCGGATAACCAAGATAAGCAGACCAGAGCTGCGCAATACGCGAATGCTGTGGCATTGGATGTCCATATTGCGATCCGCGTGCGTGGATAAGGCTGACTGCATCATCAAATAATTGCTCAGTCTTTGTCATAATCAAATACCCGCTCATTTTTGATATTTGTCATGCGTCTGTGCATATCCCAGCCGTCTTTGCGACCGCGCCAGTAATGTGTTTGTTTTTGATCGTCAATATAAGCCAGCAAAAAAAATGTGCCAGTAAATAAAACGATACTTAAATAGACAAAATTTTCAAATGTCATTTTGCTCCCTTTGGCTGAACGCCTTGTTCAGTTAGGGTTTAGTATGACCGTATTTACCGACAGCGCAACCATTTAAGGGCTAATGTTTTATAACGATTAGATAACGCTAATATCCTCAAAATCGTCGATATGGTTATCAATCGTGCGGGGGTGATAATCTGTTTCACGCCCCATAAGACTTTCCTAGAGCTGTAAATGAGCCATCTTTGTTTATTGGAATCATTTGCACGCTCATATTTTTGCCATCCCAATCAAGGATAACTATGCCCATTTGCCAATTAGCCAAGCCTTTTGTATAACTTGCTTTGGCGCGGTTCATAAGGTTGCCCGTTTCGACCCCATACAGGGGTCTGTAAGCCCCGTAGAGCCCCTCAGAGTAGGCTGATATACCTAGCCTATGGGTATGCCCACAAACCACGCTCTTACCCGCCTTTTTAGCCAAATTTAGGGCAGTCTGTCCAGCGTTCTGAGATATGTTTGCTTCGTCGCCATGAGCTAAAATCCAGCCTTTTTCAAATTCATAAAATGTCTTATGGAAGGTAATGCCCATAGATTCAAAATCCATGAATTTGGCATATTGCAGCTCAGGCAGACTTATAAGTCCAGGCACTTTTAATAAAGTGTTATAAAGGCGATCAGTATGATTACTGCGGATAATGTGAGCCTCTCGGCTGTGCTCTGTGAGAGCCCAAAGTATTTCTTGGGTAGAGCTGCGGTCATCATCCAAAGTTTGTTGATAAGCCAAAGGTGTTTTCTCAGCCCATCTAGAAATGGTTTGAAAATCAATCTCATCACCCACACATAATACTGAATCAAACTTTTCTTTTCGAGCCAGCTTAATAACATTCTTAACAGCTGTTTCATGGTGGTATGGAATTTGCAAATCACTTATTACTAAGTATCGCTTAATCGTCATCCTCATCGTCAGTTGGATCTATAGAAGGAATAATCCCGCCATCGCCTACGATCCAATCAGGAAATGTTTTATGTTCAGTCATAAGCCAAAAAGCATGTTCAGGCGTAAATCCTGCTTTTCTAGCTGCTTTATAGCATTCGTGTAAAGCCATGTAATGTTGATCGATTTTACTTAATGGCTCAGGAGTGTGGCGAACTACTCTCCGATTAACCTTTTTGCGTGGTGTGCGTTTTCGTGTGTTCGCCATGATTAAATTATGACTTGCTAATTAAAATAAATAACTCATCGACACGCTTTTCAAGTCGATTTAATTGATCCTTCATTGAACTGCCACCATTTGGTCTTAATTCGTTAAGCCAACCTTTAACAAGGTATCTCAAACCAATAAATACGCTTGTTGCAACGGCGCAAACGCCAGCGAAAAATCCAGCCCATTCTGTCGGTGTCATTTTTCAATAAGGCCATAATCTACTTCGCTCCCTGACTTTGGATCTAACGCCTTTGCTATTGGAGCAACAACTGCACCAAGTAAAGTTGCATAAGCTGGATGAATGTCAGCCACTATTGCTAAAGCAACTGTTATTCCACTAGCTGCTACAGCTCTTAAATATGACTTAATTGCTGCTTTGTGTTTTTTGGTTAGTTTCATTAGTTGCCTTTCAGTAGTGGGATGTCGAACTTTTCGCCAGTTTGATTTGGCTTAAAAGAAATATGGATATGCTTATGATGAGGATTTATCCCAGTATATTTTCTAAATTTCCAAAGCGACTTTGCTGATGCAATTTTACCAGCATGAATTACATACAAAAAACGCTTATCCTTTTTTCCTGCCTGTCGAATCTGATCTGCCAAATCGAAACTAATTCCTTCTTGGTCAGATAGGCGAGCGTCAATGTCGATGGCACATACCTCACCGCGTTCGTTCGGGTTATGCTGACTGACTCTGGCTGAATGGCGAGCATCACCAATCCATCCATCACTTGTGCGCTTGCGATCAGGGAAGCACTCATTTACTTGTTCCCTAAAGGTTTCAGCAGCTTTAGATAAAAATGGCTTCATTAGCCAAGTATCATTTTAAGTTCATCGGCAGTTAAGCCAATGCGATCCAAAATTGCTTGTTTTTCAGCAGCCTTTGCTTCGGCTTCTACTTTTCTTGCTGCCTCATTAGCCGAATCTAATTCCATTTGAGCAATTTCCTCAGCAGTTGCATCTCTGACAATTTCTTCGCCAGTTTCACAATTAACAATTTTTACCTGTGGTTTAGATTTTGTCATTATTTAACTCCATAAAGTAAGACTGTGCCTGATGTAAAATTGCCACTAGCAGGAAATAAATCAATACTAGAAATTGCTGAAGTACCCTTATATTGAAAATGACTATTGACTGCATCAAATGAGGTAGTAGGAGAAGTTGCATCATTTACTATGCCTAAATATCGGCCTATTTTGTAAGTAGTAGCATTTTTGTAATCTGGAATAGTTATTTGGTATAAACTAGAACTAGCACCATTATCGCTATTAGTAGAAAAACCAAAATAAATTGAACTCCAATCCCAAGTTTGATCTGTTGCCTCATCAGCTAAGCCAAAATTGTAATTTGTGCCAGTATCACTATTAAATCTCATTCTTAAATTAACGGCATCTGTGGCTGGTCTAAAATTTTGAATTATTATTTGTAAATCATTATAAGTTGAAGGAATAGTTGAAAGTGTAACTGATGAGCCTGTTAATGTTGTTGTAGATATTAAAGTCATTCCACCAGCAGATAAAGTTACCCAAGCATAATCTAAATCAGTATTAGAATTTTTTGTCAAATACTGCCCAGATGTTCCACCTTTTAAATCAACTAAAGATGTGTCAATATTTGATCCAAGTGTGCGAATTGCGCTTGCACCATCTTTTACTAGATCGGTGTCGGCTGGTGTTGTCCAGCCAAAGTTCGTGGTAGTTGGCATTTTATCCTTTTCCTATCAGGCTACTATTGTAGCGTATTCCCA